TCAAATCTCAAAATGCATCTGGATGGGAAGCAAGTCAGTGGGAAGATTTGAAATTTAATCTGTATAGAGCAGAATTTGAAGCATCTGGTACTATTGACATTTATAGTCCAGAATTAACTAAAGGGAATAGACAAATTGCAAATCTATTACCAGATTCCATTGAATTAAAATCAAGAAGACTTAGAATCGGTCTTTCATCAACATTTGATGCTACAAATACTCATGCATTAGGCAATACATTCGATCAATCTAGTACTAACGCAAGTGGTAATTTAATTGGTGTAGGTGCTTCTGCTACGGGTGCATTAACAATATCCAACGCTGGTATTGGTTATACACCTTCTTCAGGTGCCGAAACTAGAACTATAAATTTAGTTACTCTTTCGGGTAATGGAACTGGTGCTGAAGCATCAGTTACTTTTACTAATGGACAAGCAACTGCTGCTAGTATCGTTGGTGATGGTGGTTCTGGGTATCAAGTAGGTGATGTTGTAACTCCTACTTCTACAGCATATGGTGCTGTTGGTAGAGATATGAAATTAACTCTTGGCACTATTGGTGCAACGAATACCATTATTTTAGATAACGTAATAGGTGAGTTTGTAACTGGTGTTGCAAATACTATGTTCTATACTGATTCTACTAGTAGACAAGAATTAAATTCTACTTCTGGTGGCGGAGTTAATATCTTATCTATTAACAATGATACAGTTGATTCGGATGGTTTGCATATTAAAGTAAATCATACAAACCACGGAATGTATTTTGTTGATAATAGAGTTGATATATCTGGAGTTGAATCTGATATAGTTCCAACAAAACTCTCACTTGCATATGAAGCAGGTTCCCAAGGTGCAATTTCTGTTGAGTCTAGTGCAAATTTTGTCAACTTTGAAGGAGTCCCTGTTGCAAACAATAATGCAGGATATATAAAGATTGGCGATGAAATTATCGAATACACCGCAGTATCTGGTAATAATATAGGAGGAACAATCACTAGAGGTGCAAATAGAGCATCTTATCCAGCTGGAACATTAGTTTACAAATATGAGTTATCTGGAGTTAATCTTGCAAGAATTAATAAGATTCATGATATGAATCAAGTTACAATTGCAGACCCAATAAGTTTAGATTCTTACTATGTAAAACTTGACATGTCTGAATTATTTAATACGAATAACTTAGATCGCAGTGTTGAAAGGCAAAATGATACTTTCCCAAGACTTTATACTCAAGATACAAAGTCTGCAGGTGGATATAACATTGGAGCAACTCAAAATATTCCATATGAAATCATTACTCCGATGATTCATTCACAAACTGTTCAGGGATCTACAATTAGTGCTCAATTAAGATCTACAACATCAACAGGAATTAGTGGCAATGAAATTCCATTCGTTGATAATGGATTTGAACCGGTTACCTTAAATAAACCCAATTTCCTTACATCACCTAGAGCAATATTCTCCAAAGTTAATGAAACTCAAAAACTTACTGCTGTCCCTGGCAATAAGTCAATGTCCTTAAGAATGTTCTTGAATTCTGTTGATACTAGAGTAAGTCCCGTTATTGATGCCCAAAGAATGAATACTATTCTTTCTACAAATAGAATTAACAATTCTGTTACAGATTATATAACAGATTCTAGAGTAAATACTATCGATTCTGATCCATCAGCATTCCAGTATATCTCAAGGGAACTTTCTTTGGAGAACTCAGCATCTTCAATTAAGATTGTTCTTAATGGATATATTAATACATTCTCCAATATCAGAGCATTCTATTGTGTTAGTGATCAACCAACAGCAAATCCAGTATTTGCACCATTCCCTGGGTATAGTAATTTCAAACCAAATGGAGAAATAGTTTCTCTGAAAAATAGTGACGGTCAATCCGACACATTGATTCAAAAAACCAATGTTCTTGATTTTAGTAGTAACAATCTTGAATTTAAAGAATACACATTTACTATGGATAACTTGCAACCATTCAGATTCTATAGAATTAAACTTGTATTAAGTTCTACTAATCAAGTTTATGTTCCTAGAGTTAAAGATCTTAGAGTTATTGCGCTGGCATAATGGATTATCATGGAGTAGAGGGTCACTCAAATCTTTTGAGAGACCCTAATAATGATGCAATTGTAAATGTTGATATACTTGGTTATGAAAAATATATTGCTCAACGTGAAGCAAAAAACAAAAAGAATCAAAAGGTAAAAAGTATAGAACAGGAAGTTGCTAGTATGAAAGAAGATATTAACGAAATTAAAAACTTACTAAAGGAGTTATTAAATGGACCCAAATGAAATAGAACTAAAAAATCTTTCTAAAAGTTTTGAGTATACAAAACTAGCTGCTGAAATTGATGATTGTAATGATATTACTAATTTAAAAAATTTGGCAAAATCTTTCTGTAAACTTTATTTTAAGCAGCAAGAAACAATGTCAGTTGTAAGAGCAAATTATTAAGATAAATACAAACATAGGGAATTTGTGAGTAAATGGCAAAACCATCATCTAGACAAACTTTAATAGATTACTGTAAGAGGCAGTTAGGAGCGCCTGTATTAGAGATAAACGTTGCTAATGAGCAAATAGACGACCTAGTTGATGATGCCCTCCAATACTGGAACGAGAGGCACTATGATGGTGTTGAGAAAATGTATCTTAAACATGCATTTACTCAAGAAGATATTGATAGAGGAAAAGCAAGTGGAGCAAGTGGTTATGGTATAGTTACTACAAGTAACTCTTCAAATGTAGCTGGATTAGGCGCAGTTACTTCTAATTGGTATGAAAATTCAAACTTTATATCTGTTCCAAATTCTGTAATTGGAGTTGAAAAGATATTTAAATTTGATAGTAGTACGATATCTAGTGGGATGTTTAGTATTAAATATCAATTATTTTTGAATGACTTATATCAATTCAGTTCGATTGATTTACTTCAGTATTCTATGGTTAAGACTTATCTAGAGGATATTGATTTTTTATTAACTACAGATAAGCAGATTAGATTTAATCAAAGGATGGATAGATTATATTTGGATATTGATTGGAACTCTCAGGTGGTTGGTGAGTATATTGTATTAGAATGTTGGAGATTATTGGATCCAAACGATTTTTCAAAAGTATGGAATGATTTCTTTGTTAAAAAATATTTAACTATGCTAATCAAAAAACAATGGGGTCAAAATCTTATAAAATTCCAAGGAGTTAAACTTCCTGGTGGTGTAGAACTTAATGGAAGACAAATTTATGATGATGCTGTAAAAGAAATTGACGATTTAATGGATAAAATGTCCAACACATATGAAATTCCACCTTTGGATATGATAGGTTGATATCATGGCATTAAATCCCTTTTTTACTCAAGGAACATCAACAGAACAAGGTCTGCTGCAAAGTCTTGTAAACGAACAACTTAAAATGTATGGTGTAGAAGTACACTATCTTCCTAGAGAGTATATTACATCAAAAAGTATCATAAGAGAAGTAATACAATCCTCATTTAATAATGCTTATCCCATAGAAGCATATGTAGAAAACTTTGAAGGATATAATGACAACACTACATTATTATCAAAGTTTGGAATTCAGTCCACTCAAGAAATAACTCTGATAGTATCTAAGGAAAGGTATGAAAATTTTATTTCTCCTTTAGTTGCAAATGTTAGTAATACGAAGATATCATCAAGACCAAAAGAAGGAGACCTTATATATTTTCCTTTAGGGGATAGATTATTTGAAATAAAATTTGTAGAGCATGAAAAACCTTTTTATCAATTACAAAAAAATTATGTATATGAATTAAGATGTGAACTCTTTAGATATGAAGATGAAATTATTGATACTGGAATTAGTCAGATTGACGATACTCTTGTAGGAAGTGATTCTGACGGTATTTCTGAAAGTGGTTTATCCACTATTCTTGGTGGAACATTGACTATGACTTTGGTTGGAACTGCTACAACTGCCACGGCTATTAGTGGACTAGTTAATGGGGGAATCCGTTCGATTACATTAACTAATCAAGGAGCATTTTATCCCACTGCACCAACTGTTGCAATATCATCGGCACCATCTAGTGGAATAACTGGTGTTGCTACAGTCATCATGGATAGAGACGCTATAAGTAAAGTTTATCAAACAAATTCTGGCGCAGGATATATTTCTACACCGTTAATTGAATTTATTTCTAATACTGGTTTAGGTGCTAAAGCAACTGTAGGTATTGCAACCACTGGCGGGGTTGGTGTTACTACCATCACAACAGGTGGTGGTGGATATGTATTAACGCCAGCAGTAACTTTCTCTACACCAAAACATGTTGGAGCAGCAGCGACTGCCACTTTAGATTCTCCAATAGTTGGTGGTGGAGTTAGTGTAGTTTCTGCAACTGTTAGTGTAGGTTCTTCCGCTTTCTTATTCCCAGGAGGAACAACTGGAGGTGTTTTCTATAAAAAAGCACCTTCAGTCATTTTTGCTCTTCCTACAGGAACGGGTAATGTTGCTCAAGCATCTGCAACACTTGATACGTATAGTTTAACTGGTGGGACAGTTGAAACTTTAGGATTAACCACTGGAGGAAGATTTTATACTTCTGCGCCAACAGTTACTATCTCGCATCCAGGATTTAGTTTTGCTTCTGCTACTATTGGAATTGCAGGGTCTTCTATAAATCCAAGTTCTGTTGCTTTCAGCACAACAGGTAGGGCATACACAACTGCACCTACTGTTGCAATTTCTACATCCGGGGTAATGGATGCTCCAACTCAAGTTGCCGTTGGTATTGCAACAATTCATCCAATCACTGGTTTTGTAACCGCAGTTTCGTTTAACGTTGCAGATTCCTGGGCAACAGGAACTGGTGCAACTGTAGGATCTGGATATACTGTAGCACCATCAATTTCGTTCTCAGGAAACACTGGCGCTATACAAGCGACTGCAACATGTGCTATTGATATTTCTGGAGTGGTTGATACTATTAGTGTTGGTAATAGTGGATATGGATATGCTTCAACTCCAACTGTTACTATTGCGGGACCATCTGGAGCAGACGAGCAATTTAGAGCTCTTGGTATTGCTACAATCAGATTTAACTCTATACAAACTCAAGGAACTCTTGGTATAAGTTCAACAGTAATTACTGGAATTACAACAACAAATATTATTATTGGTGATAGAGTGAGATTGGGTGTTGGTTACAGTGATCTTTATAATTTCATACCTAACAATACCTTTGTAAGTTCTATAGGGGTTGGGTCAATATTCCTCAATAAATCTACTTCAAATGTAGGGATAGCAACATCAGCATTTGAGTTTGGTATTGATAAGTGTGGTATTGTCACTGGTATTGCTGTTACATTTGGTGGTGGAGGGTATATAACTCCACCTTTAGTTTCTATCTCAAATACTGTAGGAGATAAAAATTATATCAATATAATTTCAGGAATATCTACTGCTACAGGTATTGCAACTATAAATTCCTCAGGGCAAGTAACTTCTATTTTGACAGAAAATTCTGGTTATGGATATGTTATTCCACCAGATATTACAATATCAAATCCAGGAACTTCCGATTCTGGAGATTTTATCTTCAATGAAATTGTTACTGGTTCTACAAGTGGAACAAAAGCAAGAGTTAGAACTTGGAATACAACCACAAACACTCTTGAACTTGGTAATGTTACGGGCACTTTTGTTCCTGGAGAAACTATTGTTGGATCACAATCATCTGCTACTCATACAATATTCTCTTTAGATGTAGAACCTGCTGAAGATGGATTTGCTCAAAATGCAACTATTGAAACTGAAGCAGATGGGATATTGGACTTTTCCGAAAGAAATCCTTTTGGAATTCCTTAACTAAATATTATTATAGTGAACAAAAGTCATGTTTGAGCATTTTTACCACGAAATCTTAAGAAAAACTATCATATCATTTGGTACGCTTTTTAATAATATTAATATTCAGAAGAAAGATGCTTCTGATACGGATTTCAGTGTGATGAAAATTCCTCTTTCATATGGACCTACACAGAAGTTTTTGGCAAGACTTGAGCAGTCTGGGGATTTAAATAAGTCCACTGCAATGTCCTTACCTAGAATGTCTTTTGAGTTCACTGGTCTTACTTATGATTCTTCTCGTAAGGTTACTTCAACTCAAAAGATTGCAGTAAAAGACCCCGATACACAGAAAAAAGTAAATAAAGTTTTTACTCCAGTTCCTTATAATATGCAATTTGAACTTAGCATTATGTCTAAGTTAAATGATGATGCATTACAAATTGTAGAACAGATTTTACCTTTCTTCCAACCTGCATTTAATCTTAGTGTGGAGTTGATAGATCAAATTAAAGAAAAGAGAGATATTCCAATCATTCTAGAAAATATTACAATGCAGGATGATTATGAAGGAGACTATAGCACAAGAAGAGTTCTTCTTTATACTCTAAGATTTACTGCTAAAACATATCTGTTCGGTCCTGTCACAAGAGTCGAACCAATCAAACAAGCAACTCTTTCTTACTACACTGATAGTGCTGAGAAGAGAGATCTTGCATATAAAGTTACTCCAAGAGCAGTTAAAGATTATGATAACTCTGTAGTAACTAATCTTTCTGTAGATATTTTATCTAGTACTACTAGTATTACTGTAGATGATGCAAGTAATATTACTGCAGATACATACTTTGAAATTGATGGAGAGTCTGTATACATTAAGAAAGTTACTGGCAGTAAAATCACTATTGACAGAGCAAGAGATAATACTATCGCCAAAGACCACGTTAAAGGTACTGCACTTAAATCAATTACGCAAGCAGACAATGACCTTATTGAAATCGGAGATGATTTCGGATTTGATGGGGATACTTTCTTCTAATATAATATGACTGATAAATTTAATGGTTTAGATGAAGCGTTTAGTATAGCAGGAGAATTAATGCCTGCTGAAAAGAAAGAAATAGAACCAGTCAAACCCAAATCATTTTCTCCACAAGATATTCAAAAAGACTATGAGTATACCCGTGGTAACTTATATTCAATTATTGAAAAGGGTCAGGAAGCAATTAATGGTATTCTTGAACTTGCACAAGAAACTGAACAACCAAGGGCATATGAAGTTGCAGGTCAGTTAATTAAAAGTGTTTCTGATGCTACAGATAAACTGATGGAACTTCAGAAAAAGTTAAAGGATGTAGAAGAGACCAATACTCAAAAGGGACCAACAAACGTTACTAATGCATTATTTGTTGGTTCTACTGCAGAGTTACAAAAAATGATTAAAAAAGCAGACGAGAATATAAATAATTAAAAAAAAAGATGACAACAGTAACTGCTAGAATTGCTATTTAAATATCATGGCTGCTGATTTAAAAGATTTTTTCTCCGCTATAGGTAAAGCAAAAAAAGAAAAAGTGGATGAAGTTCGTTCTCTTGTGGGAGAAATTGATATTGATTCAATGTTCTCTCAAGTCAAAGTATCTATAGAAGAAGATAATAAAAAGAAAGAAGAACAGAAAAAACAAATAGCAGCATTAGAATCTTGGTTATATACGGAAGTAATAGAAGACAAAGAAGAAGAAATTGTCGAAGAATCTACTCCCATAGTTATTCCTCACGAAAAAATAGAAGAGGAATTGATTGAAGAAATAGAAGAAACAATTGAAGAGGAATTGATTGAAGAAGATGAAGATGAAGATGAAGTAGAAGAAGAAAATACTGTCAATCAAGCACTAAAAATTCTTGAGACTATCAAGTCTAAAGAAGAAATAAGAGAAAATGTAAGTGATCCAGAGATTGTTAAAATTCGTCGTGAACTAGAGTATCTTAAAAATCTTGTCAATGCTCAAGGTGGTGGTGGTGAAGTTCGTCTTGAGTTCTTAGATGATGTTGATAGAGATACAACAAAAGTTGATGGTAAGTTTCTTAAGTATGAAGCATCTTCAGGAAAATGGATAGGTGTAGATGGCGGTTCTTCAGATTTAGATAGTGTTTTAGAGCAAGGAAACACTTCTACTATAGGAATAAATGTTGGCGTAGTAACTGCAACAGGTTTAATTGTAGATCCTGTTGGTGCTGGAACTACATTTACTGAAGATATGGTTGTAGTTGGCAATGCTAGAGTCACTGATACTCTGAGCGTTGGAACGGCAACAATTATTTTTGATGGTTCCACTGATACTTTAACAGTAGGAACTGGTGCAACAATATCATCAGCAGGTGAAATTAGTGCTTCATCATATGTTGGTAGTGGAGCAAGTATAACTGGAGTTGTAGCAGAGGGATTAACTGGAACTCCAAATATTCAAGTTGATGTAATAACAGCATCTAGTGCAATATTTACTGGAAATGTATCTATTGCAGGCACATTGACATATGAAGATGTAACTAATGTTGATTCTATTGGTATTGTTACTGCCAGATCTGGTATTGAAATTGGTGGTCCTGTAATCCTCAATCTCAATACATCAACTTCAACCACAACATCAACTTCACAGAGTGCTGTAGATACATTTAGTGTTACTGATTATAGATCAGCAAGTTATCAGGTGCAAATAACAAGAGGCACGGAATATCATGTTACTTCTTTAAATATTGTTCATGATGGAACAGACGTTTATGTTAGTGAATTTGGAACAATCAATACTGGTTCAGTATTAGCATCTTTCACCGCAGATATAAACTCTGGAAGTGTAAGAATACTTGCAACCCCAACAACTACAGCATCTACAGTATTCAAGATGTATAGAAATCTAATAAGAGCATAAATAAACAAAAGCATTGTTTTGCTATAATGTCTGAGAAGAAGTATTGTCGTCTTTGTAGAAAAAAAGAAACCAGAGAACATTGTTCTTATGGTCCAAGACTATACGACAAGTATAGTGTAGACGATGCTACTGAAAAGGAAACTGCGGATGCTGCAGTTGAATCTGGTATTTCTGAAAATGATATCAAAAACTTCTCTAAAACTATTATTGAAAAATCGAAGAGTGGTGACTCTTCTTTGCGTGACTGGTTTGGCAAGAGTAAGTCTTCTGATGGCAAGCCTGGTTGGGTTCAGTTGGGTGGCAAATACTCAGGAAAACCCTGTGCAAAACAACCAGGTCAAACAACCAAACCAAAGTGCGGTTCTAGTAAAATGAAAGCAGATCTTTCTAAAGATGAGGAACAAGCAGCGTTCCGCAGAAAAAATGCAAAAGATCCAAATCCAAATCGTTCAGGGAAGGCAATCAACGTGAAGACAGAAGAATTAATTCACGAAGGTGATTATTGGCATCCCGATCCAGATAAAGATCGTAAACTAGGTGGTCCTGGGGCAAATCAAAGAGCACGGGAAGATCGTGGTTCATCTTCATCTTCTTCTGCTAAGAAAGACGACTCTAAGAAATTGAGACCCGGTGAGTCTTATCTAGAATATTCTAAGCGCCAGAAAGGTGGTTCTGCTTCTATCAAACCTAAGAAAAAATCTTTGCTAGGTAAGTTAGGTCTGAGAAAGGAAGAAGTAGAACTTATTCAGGTTAAAGAAGAGGGTAAGAAAGACGCTTGTTATCATAAGGTCAAGTCTCGCTATTCTGTATGGCCATCTGCTTATGCTTCTGGTGCTCTAGTCAAGTGTCGTAAAAAAGGTGCTGCTAACTGGGGCAATAAAACAAAGAAAGAAGAAGTAGAATTAACTGATGCATATGGCGAAACTTTTGCAGTAATTACTAACTTAATTGAACCAGAACCAATTCAAGTTGTTAAATCTTCTGCAGATTATGATACCTATGAATTGGAAGAAGCAACTAGAGTAAACGCAGAGACAGGAAATCTTATTAACGTAATTCTAACCTGGAAAGGAAGAACTTATGGAATGAAGATGTTCTTCCCTCAGGTTAGAATGCCTAAAAGATCTGAAGTACAAGCAGAATTGGAAAAAGTATATCCAGACTGTAGAGTAATGTATTTTAAGATCGTTGACAGACAACCTGGAGAAACATTTTTATATGTTTCTGAAGAAAGTCAAGTTGATGAGGCAGTAAAAGGTCAAGATACTGAAATGAGAAAAGCAGGATCTGCGGAAAGAAGATTGGGCGATAAGCGTCTTGCTCCTTCAAAAGGAAAAGGATATGCTGACCAGCAAAAACAATCCATTAGCTATATGGATAGAAAAACCAAAAATAATAAAATTATTGTTGGTATGACTCACGAAGAAACTGAAGTTTCTGAAGGTGCTGCCTGGACTAAGAAGTCTGGTAAGAATAAAGAAGGTGGGCTCAATGAAAAAGGACGTAAGTCTTATGAAGCAGAAAATCCTGGTTCTGACCTGAAAGCACCTAGTAAAAAGAAAGGTAATAAGAGAAGAGCATCATTCTGTGCAAGAATGAAAGGTATGAAGTCTAAATTGACTTCTGCTAAAACTGCTAGAGACCCCGATAGCAGAATTAATAAATCACTTAGAGCGTGGAATTGCTGATTAATTTATGAGTGACGTATATCTTGGTAATCCCCTTCTAAAGAAGGCAAATACTCCTATTGAGTTTACCCCGGAACAGGTTGAAGAATTTATTAAATGTAAACAAGATCCAGTTTATTTTACTAAAAAGTATGTAAAAATTGTGACCTTGGACGCAGGTCTCCAACCTTTCTTACCTTATAATTTTCAAGAGAAGTTAATTAATAACTTTCATGGAAATAGATTCAATATTTGTAAGATGCCCCGGCAGACTGGTAAGTCTACTACTGTGGTATCTTTTTTGCTGCATTATGCGGTATTTAATGCCAGTGTCAATATTGGCATCCTAGCAAACAAAGCAGCAACTGCCAGAGAACTTTTGGGAAGGTTACAAACTGCATATGAGAACTTACCAAAATGGATGCAGCAGGGTATCATAGCATGGAATAGAGGTTCATTGGAGTTGGAAAATGGTAGTAAGATATTGGCATCATCTACGTCTGCAAGTGCTGTCCGAGGTATGTCATTTAACATCCTCTTTCTCGACGAGTTCGCGTTCGTCCCAAACCACATTGCTGACTCATTCTTTGCCTCTGTTTATCCTACTATTACTTCTGGTAAAAGCACCAAGGTAATCATTGTTTCAACGCCTCACGGTATGAATCACTTCTACCGAATGTGGCATGATGCAGAGAAAGGTAAGAATGAATATATCCCAACAGATGTTCACTGGTCAGAAGTTCCAGGTAGAGATTCTGCTTGGAAAGAACAAACCATTGCTAACACTTCAGAGCAACAGTTCAAGGTTGAGTTTGAATGTGAGTTTTTAGGTTCTGTTGATACTTTAATTGCTCCTAGTAAATTAAGGAGTATGGTGTATGCGTCTCCAGTTAAACAAAATGCTGGGTTAGACATACACGAACCACCAAAAGAAAATCACGATTATATAATGACCGTTGATGTTGCTAGAGGAGTCGGAGCAGATTACTCTGCATTTGTCTGCGTGGATATTACAGAGTTTCCTCATAGGATTGTAGCAAAGTATCGAAATAATGATATCAAACCTATGCTATTTCCAAATATAATTTATGAAGTAGCAAAAAACTACAATAGCGCATTTATACTCTGTGAGGTCAACGATATTGGAGACCAGGTAGCGTCTATCTTACAATATGATCTTGAGTATCAAAACTTACTTATGTGCTCTATGAGGGGCAGAGCAGGGCAAGTTGTAGGTCAAGGATTTTCTGGCAAAAAAACCCAGCTGGGTGTGAAGATGTCCAAGACGGTGAAGAAAGTCGGATCATTAAATCTTAAGACAATGATTGAAGAGGATAAATTACTCTTCAATGATTATGAGATTATTTCAGAATTGACAACCTTCATTTCAAAACACAATTCATTTGAAGCAGAGGAAGGTTGTAATGATGACCTTGCAATGTGTCTGGTTATCTATGCTTGGTTAGTAGCACAAGATTACTTTAAAGAACTGACTGACCAAGATGTTCGTAAGCGATTATACGAAGAACAAAAGAATCAAATTGAACAGGATATGGCACCATTTGGATTTATGGATGATGGTATGGGAGATGATAGTTTTACTGACGATGATGGTGATAGGTGGTTTAAAGCAGATGAGTATGGAGACACTGCTGGTGGTATGGATTATATGTGGAGATACTGATGGAATTTGATAAGCAGATAAAATTAGGACATTTGCTTCTCAATGATAGGAAATGTAGAATTTGTGGTGAAACAAAAAATTTAGTAGAAGGATTTTACAGGACGAGAAAAAATAGGGGACCAGTAGCATCTTCATATTCATATGAATGTAAAGAGTGTACGATTAAAAGAATTACTGATACTAGAAAAGATAAGTATAACTCGGTTTCTAAGATAAAAGACATTTATCCAGACTGGTAGTTCACTCCACGTTTCCCCACTGAAGATATAGTTTTTAATAAATATTTTCAGATAAACTGAGATTTACGGAGAAAAAAATGGCGACTCCTCAATTATCTCCAGGCGTACTCGTCAGAGAAGTTGACTTAACCAAGGGTAGAGTTGATAATGTTTTAGATAATATTGGAGCAATTGCGGGTCCTTTCGCAATTGGTCCTGTAAATGAGTGTATTCAAGTTGATAGTGAGCAAGCACTTATCGATGTATTCGGTAAACCATCCAACAATGATGCTCAATATGAGTATTGGATGTCTGCTTCTTCCTACCTTTCGTATGGCGGCGTTCTTAAAGTTGTAAGAACAGGCGGCAGTAACTTAAACAATGCTAACGCAGGTGTTGGTATTGCTAATACTACTAGCCTCGATGTTAACAACTACGACGATTATTCGGAGAACCACACCACCGCAACAGACTTTACTTGGGCTGCTAAAAACCCAGGCACATGGGCAAACGATCTTAAAGTTTGCGTCATCGACGACTTGGCAGACCAAACTATTGGAATTACTACCACAAGTCCTTTAACAGCAGGAGTTACCATCGGAGCAGGTGTTACAGCATCA